CCACACAAGAACTTATCACGGTCCCGGAACCCCCGGTGGCGGTATCGTTAGGTGGGATCTGGATCGTGGTCGGATCCTGCCGGATGCTGCCGGCGGAAGGATGATCCGTGTCCGAATTTTTCGCGAACCTGCTGGATGGCGAAGACGGTCCGCGGCGGAAGACGGACGCCGAGCTGGACGCGTCCGGATCCTGGCGTGGCGCCCAGCGCCGGAAAGCGCGGAAACAATGGGCGGCGCAGCTGAAAGCGGAATCACGGAAGCCGTTCCGGCTGCCGGCGATCCCGGACGTCCGGAAAACGATCTTGAAGCTGCCGGGCTATAACCCGAGGCGGGACGCGAAGGGGTACACGTTCCGGCCAGCTCGAGCTGAAGCGTCGATCAACTGGTTTCACCGCCACGTCACGCATACGAAGGGGCCGCGGGCGCGTGGGCCGGATCCGTTCATCCTGGCGGAATGGGAACAAGCGATCCTGGCGAATCTGTTCGGGTGGTTCCGGAAGGGTACGGATCTGCGGCGCTACTCCGAAGGGTTCATCGGGATCGGCCGCGGGAACGGGAAGACCACCCTGGCGGCCGGGATCCTGAATCTGATCGCGCTGACGGACGATCAGCCGGGGGCGGAACTTTATTCCGCGGCTGCGGACCGGGAGCAAGCGCGGCTGATAATGCAAACCGCGGCGCAGATGATCCGCCAAGATTCGATGATGTCGAAACGGGCGCGGATCCTTCACGGAACGATCGAATACGACGATGGCGCAGCGCGGTTCCGTGCGCTGTCTTCGGAAGCCGGGACGAAACACGGACTGAACGCGCATCTGGTCCTGATCGATGAACTGCACGCGCACAAGACGCGGGAACTTCGCGACGTCCTGGTGACGTCCACCGGGAAGCGGGATCAGCCGCTGGTCTTGTATTTCACGACGTCGGATTTCGAACGGGTGTCCGTGTGCAACGAAATTTGGGATCACGCGCGGCGGGTCCGCGATGGGATCGTCCCGGACGCGAACTTCCTGCCGGCATTGTGGGAAGCTGGGGACAACGATGATTGGACGTCGCCGGCGACGTGGGCGAAAGCGAATCCGAACCTCGAGGGACTTCATTCCCAGTGGTCGATCCCGCTTCGGTATCTGGAACGGGAATGTGCCCGAGCGCAGGAAATTCCGGCTTATGAAAGCACGTTCAAAAGGCTACATTTGAACATTCGGACTGAATCCGCGGAACGGCTCGTCCCGATGGCGGATTATGATCGCTGCTCAGGACACCCGGTTCCGACCGGTCCGTGTTTCGTGGGCGTCGATCTGTCTTCCACGGAAGACTTGACGGCGGTGGTGTTTTATTTCCCGGACACCGGCGCGCTGATCCCGCTGTTCTTTATTCCGAAAGCCGGGGCCGTTGAACGCGAGAAACGGGACCGGGTTCCCTATACCGCGTGGGCGCGGGCCGGTCACGTCGAGTTGACGGAAGGGAATCGGGTTGACTATACGGTGGTCCGGAAGCGCATCAACGAGAAACGGGCCGCCGGCTACGCGGTCCAAGACGTCGGGATCGATCCCTGGCAATCGGCTCACCTAATGACCGATCTGCAAGTGGACGGGTTCCGCGTCGTGGCGTTCCCGCAAGGGTTCCGCGAATACAACAATCCGACGAAGGAAGTTCTTAAGCTGCTGGCGACCGGTGAACTGAATCACGGCGGGCATCCCATATTGAGATACTGCGCGGCGAACGTGACGGGGATCACCGATTCGCAAGGGCGGATCCGTCCGTCCAAGTCCGCGTCCAGTAGTGTCGGCCGGATCGATGGGTTCGTGGCGATGATAATGGCGGTGGGGCGGTCGATGGATCAAGTCCCGGAAACCGGGTCCGTGTACGATGCTGCGGAGCTATTCGTGATATGAACGGGACGCGAACGGTGAATCTGGTCGGGGACGTGGCGTTTCTGGCCGGCGTGGTGGTCCTGGCGGGTGGTGTGTGGATGATCTATCCGCCGGCCGCGGTGATCCTGGCCGGCGTGGTGATCCTGGGGCTGGGGGCGCGGGCGGGCATCCGATGATCCTGAAAACGCTGTTCCGGTCGTTCGAAAACCCGGCTACGAATCTGGCGGATCCGGACGATTGGCTGATCGAAGCGCTGGGGGGCGGAACAAGTTCGTCGGGGATCGTGGTCAATGCCGAAACGGCGCTGGAATATGCGCCGGTCTTCCGTGGCGTCTCGCTGATATCCGGCGACGTCGCGAAACTGCCGCTGATCGTCTACGAACGCGGAAAGAACGGGCTGGGGAAAGACCGGGCGACGTCGCATCCGGCATATCGGCTGCTGCGCTACAAGCCGAACGAATTCCAGACGGCGAACCGGTTCCGGGAACTGCTCCAGTCGCAAGCGATCCTGTGGGGGAACGGCTACGCGTTCATCGAACGGGCGAAGACCGGGGCGCCTGGGGCGCTGCTCCCGTTGAACCCGGCGCATACGCGGCCGTTCCGGAAACACGGCCGGGTCTTCTATGAACACGTCGCCGGCGAATCGCGGGCGATCCTGGACGCGTCGGACGTGTTCCATATCATGGGCCTTCCTTCAACGATGACGGACGGGCTGGCCGGCGTATCGGTGATCCAAAAGGCGAAGGAATCGCTGGGGCTGGGGATGGCCGCGCTCCAGTTCGGGGCCCGTTTCTTCGCGAATGACGCGTCCCCGCGGGCGGTGCTGGAGCATCCCGGCAAGCTCACGACGGAGGGGCGGGAGAATATCCGCGAAGGGTGGGAACGGATGCATCGTGGCGTGGGGAATTCCCACCGGACGGCGATCCTCGAGGAAGGAATGAAATTGAACGCGTTTTCTGTTCACCCGGAAGACGCGCAGCTTCTCCAGACGCGGGAACACGAAATTAGGGCCACGGTCGCGAACTTCCTGGGGATCCCTCCGCATATGTTGGGGGACAATACGAAGACTTCCTATTCGTCGATCGAAGCCGAAAATCAAGGGTATCTGGATCGGTCGCTGGATCCGTGGCTGGTCAAGTGGGAAATGGAATCCTGGGATAAGCTGCTGACGGATCGCCAGCAGCGGGCGGACTCCCATCTGATCGAGTTCATCCGGGCCGCGCTGGTCCGGGCGAATCTGAAAGACCGGTTCGCGGCGTATGGACTGGCGCTTTCGAACGGGATCATGAACCTGGACGAAGTGCGGGACCGGGAGAATCTGAATCCGCTACCGGACGGGCTGGGCAAGGATCACACCCGGCCGTTGAACTTGGGCGTGATCGGTGACGATCCGCCGGAACCGGATCCCGTTCCGGTTCCTGACGAACCCCCCACGGACGATCAGGATACCGCCGGCGATACCGCCGGCGGTCCTGATCCGTCCGACGATGAACAGGCGGCGCGGTCGCGGCTGGTCCTGGAAACGGTTCGCCGGGTGGTGAAACGGCTGGCGATCGCCGGCGACCGGGCGCCGTTCCTGGAAGCGTGGGTCACCGGGGAAATGCCGGCGAAACACCGGGACGTCTCTATGTCGATGCTGGAGCCGGTGCTGGCCGTCTGCCGCGTCCGTATGGCGAACCCGGCCGACGCCGTGGCTGATATCTGGAGCCGGCTGACGGGCGATCCGTCCGTCTGGCTGGAAACAATTCCGCCGGCGGTGGTGGCGGACTGGGAAGTGGAAGGGGCGATCGATGCCGGCTGAAAATTCGCATCTGTGCGTAATGGTCCCTCTGGAGAAGATCCGGCCGGGATCCCAGCTCGAGGTTTCCGGATCGCTTCTTGGCCGGCCGGCGGTGCTGATATCCGCCGAACTGCTCGAGGGCGGCCAGCGGGTCGATCACGCGATCCGGTTCGAATCTGTGGACTGGCTGGAAGCGGACGCGAGAAACGTCTGCGCGGCGAATATGGGGATCTTCGAAGCGGCCGCGGAAGCCGGGACGGGGGCCGGCGGCGGCGGCGGCGATCCTGCCGGCGGTGATCCCGGCGATCCAAGCGGGGAGGGGGAAGGATCGGCCGTGCGGGGATTCTGCCGATCGCGAACCCAGCGACGGTTTTCCGGGGCAAGGGTGGAGATTGGCGCCGGGGCGCCGCGGTTCGTCCGGGGGCCGGGCGGGACGACGAAACGGAAAAGCGGGCATCCGATGATCCGCGGGCTGGCGGCCGTGTATTACGACGGGACGCCACGGACGGAATTCGAACTGTTCCCCGGACTCGTGGAACGGATCGCCCCTGGAGCGTTCGAACGTGTCCTGGCGGACGGCGGGGACGTCCTGGCGTTATTCAATCATGATCGGAATCTGGTCCTGGGGCGGAAGGGTTCCGGAACGCTGTCGCTCGAGTCGACGGAACGCGGGCTGGAATACGCGATCACGCCGGGCGCCACGACGATCGCGGCCGACGTCCTGGAGCATATTTCCCGGCGGGACGTGACGGGAAGCTCGTTTTCCTTCCTGCCGCTGAAGGAAACGTGGGAAGTGGACAAAAAGCGAAAGCTGGACGTGGTGACGGTGGAAGACCTCGAGCTATTCGACGTCGGACCGGTGACGCTGGCGGCGTATGGGGCCACGGACGCGGAAGTGACGGAAGCGCGGGAACGGGCGAAACTGCTGGCGCGGTTGACAAGCTACCGGGTCCGTGCGAATAATCTGGAGTCCTGACGGCGCCCAGCCGCCACCGGGACACGGGCGCCCAGCCGTCCACGAATCTGAAACGTGGAACATACTCGCCGGAACGCCGGCGGAAGGGTGTCTGACATGACTACGAAGGAAATGCGGGAAAAGAAAACCGAACTGGCGAAGCGGATCCGCCAGATGGCGGACGTCGTGAACACGGAAAGCCGTGATTTCACGACCGAGGAAGACGCGAACTGGACGGCGCTGAATTCGGATTACAACATTGTGGAACGGCAACTGGAGACGGCGGTACGCGTGGAAGCGATCGACGCGTCTCCGGACGTTCCGCAAGTGATCGGACGCGGGGACGTTCCCCTGGATGCCGGCGGCGACGAACCCGGCCGATCGCCGGCGGGACGTTCGAAGCGCTGGCCGTCATTTCAAGCGCGGGACGCGGCCGTGGAAGCGATTCTGCGGATGAACTGCGGGCTGGCCGAACCCGAGGACGACGAACACCGGATCCGGCTGCAGGACGGACTCAAGGAATGTGGGTATCGGGCGAACGCGAATTATTTCGATGTTCCGCTTCTCACGACTCCGCAGTTCGCGCTGTTCCGGCAACAGCAAAACTACCGGGCCGCCGGCCAGTCGATCGGCGGAACGAACCTTGGCGCTTCTTTGGTCCCGGAAGGGTTCGTGTCAAGCGTCGAAAAGTCGATGCTGGCCGTGGGCGCGTTGCGGCAAGTGGCCGGGGTGATCCGGACGGCGACCGGGAACGATCTTCCGTGGCCGACCGTGGACGACACCGGGACGTCGGGCCGGCTGTTGAACGAAGAAACTGCGGTCACGCAAGGGAATATCACGTTCACGTCGATCACGTTCAACGCGTACAAATACAGTTCGGATCTGGTCCTGGCGTCCCCGGAACTTCTTCAAGACGAAGCGGTGAACATGCCGCAACTGATCGGGGAACTGCTGGGCGAACGGCTGGGGCGGATCATGAACCTTCATTTCACGACCGGGACCGGTTCATCCCA